AAGCGCCCCTCATGGAATGTTACAGCTCCAGGATAGCCGCGAAGAACAGAGTAAGACTGTTCATACCATTCTGGAGTAGCTGCGCTCGTTGAAACTTCTACAGAACCACCACCGATTGCAGACGAAGTGGCTGTCTGACCAGCACTGTATTCAAAGGTATTCAAATCAATAACACGAGTTACTGTTTTAGTACCCTCTGTATGGTTTGTGTTTAGGCCACCAAGAGAACCAACGCGACTAATTACAAAGCTGTCTCCAACTGACATACCATGAGCAGCCATTGTTACTTGAATATCTACAGCACCAGAAAAAACCTCAATAGAATCTGGAAGCAAGCGCCGCAAAATTGTACCCGTAATATCTACGTTTACTTGCGTGGCACTAACATAAGTAACAATCTCACAAGGCGTACTACCGATTAACAAATATGTCCCAACATGATCGCTGCTAAAGTAAGCAGAACTAGCAGTAACAAGGACACCAGTGCCAGTAGTTGCGGCAGGGGTAAGGGTTACACCAGCTTGCTGAAACGTATAATATGGTTGGGTTGGAGAGCCATCGTTACCATTATCTTCAAACGCAAAATCTTCAGATACAAATACATCCAAGCCAGTCCTGCGAATAACTTTAGGTTGGAAAGATGTGTGACAAATAATCGTAACATCACCAGAAGAGGCAAGCGTAATCTCTTTCAAGATGCTTGTTGTCCAAGGGCAGTCCGTTGAGCCGCTTAATGTAGTTGAGTATGTGGCTGCACCAGTAAGCGGGTTAATGAAAAATATATCCAGTTTGTTATTACTGAAAGCAAAAATATATTCCTCATCATCAGAAAAAATAAAGGGCTCTGCTCTTATCTCAAGCGCATTAGATGGGTTTACTGTATTAGAAAACTCATAGAGACGTTTGGTTCCAGGGCGTTTCTTTGCGCCACCTTCGTTAATTAAAACAAAGTTGCGCATCTTTTGTGCGCCAGCTTGATACACCTGTGCATCAAGGCGGGATGTAAAAGAAGGGCTTAACTCTCCATACTGAAAGCTATGAAGCGGAATCTTAATTTTTGCCACTATGAAAGCCTTTCAGTGAGGAACCTCGACGTGGTTAGCTTACGTGTAGTATTCTGTTGGCTATCTAAGCTGCGAGCTTTAGCCATGGCGAGAGCAGCCTTTTGATCCATGATACTAACAAGCGTTTCGTTTCGCGCAATAGAGCCAGCAAACACAGAAGCCATTGTGTACTCTACAGCAATGGTAAAGTAAGAAGGCCAGTCCTCTTCTGGTGCGCGGTAAATGTAATCGGCAACTAACTCATCCTGAGGAGAGACGTTGCAAAAAATCTTATCGCCATAAATTGTATGCTCTACATTCATGTCGTTAATAGTTAAAGCGTTCATCATAAGCATATCAGCAGGAACCTGATAGGCCGCATCGTAACGACCAGTAGGTGCTTCAACCAGACGAGAAAGCTGAGACTGTTCTGTAGCAAAGCGCCAGCGCATACTTGCCAGTGCAGCTTGGGCTACATCTTCATACATATTAACAGCGACCAAAGCTTCTGTGGTCGGGTCGTCAAAAGATGTGATAGGGTCAGCACCAATGAGAATCAGGGCGCGAGAGCAAACGTCGATACCACTATTAGCTACTGTAGATGTCATACTTATCTCCGCTAGGAAAGTGGGGGAAGGTATTACCCCTCCCCCAACAAGACCTAGTTGTTGTCCAGGACTTCGTAGATGCCGTTGTCATCAATGGCAACAGCGCCCATGCTCATGTGAGCAGTAACCAAATGTGCAACTTTCTGTGGCACATAGTTTACTTCAGTCTGAACATCTGAACCTACACCCAGACCAACAGCAGAGCTGTGGTAGGCGAAGTTTTTACCGCCAGCAACAGCAGACGTTGAGAAGATCTTGAAGCCCAAGAATTCTTTCATTGTCATACCACCTGCGAATGGCAGGTTTTGGTCGCCAACATAGTCGCTTGAAGCGAACTCGTTGATGCTGAACAGGTCAGCATAACCAGCTGGAGACATAGCGATGTAGCGGTTGCCATCTTCAGGAATATCGGCAGAGCCCATAACTTCGAAGAGAGACAGCAAATCGCCTTTAACCAAAGCGCCGCCAGTGTCAGCAATCTGAGTTGCGTTTGCACCAGCATCCATAGCAGCAATGATCAGCTCATCAGTTTTGCGACCCAAGGCATAAGCAGCAGATTGAGCAACAGCTTGACGCTCGTCAATGTTGGTTTTCAATTCGTCCAGCTTATCAATATACTCAGGTGCATAGTGATCTGTCAGTGTTGCAGATACGTTGGTGTGAGCGACTTCCATGCCAGTCACATCGCCGTTGCGAGTTTTGGTATTGGCAGCGCCTTTACCGATTTTTTGGAATTTAACAGTTGAGCCTGTAACGCCATTTACTTGGCGGACGGTGTTGCGAAGTTTCGAACCCATACGCTGATAAGCAAGATGAACATCAGATTCAAACTGTGTGATGAAGGCTTGATCAATAGTATTAGCCATTTTCATTCTCCTGTTTGAGATTTGAGTTTACATTATGTCAGGATCGGTTGTCCGCGCTTCGCATCATCTGGTTATCCCTTGCGGGGCCATCCACTACATACGGGCCTCTAACAAGTGAATTATGCCTCAACAGTGATATTTTTGCAACAAACAAAAAAGGGCTGTCCGAAAGGGGATAAGGACAGCCCTAAAAAGTAACGAAGGAGGTGTTACAATTTTATTTATACAGCTTTGAGAAACCTTCGTCAACCTGCTTTACAAAGCTTGGGTCACGGCGCGTGTTATCCCAATAGCGAGGGTCACGCATCATTGTTTCCAGCTCACCTTTGCTAAGACCTACAGTAGCTGTAGTCTCACCAGAGATGGGTGTGTCACTAAGTTTATTCATAAAGAACTCTACTAGCTCTACGCCTTCAGCAGTTTCACCGAGACGCATAACTGCGCTAGACAATTCTTCTGGTACATTCTTTTTAGCCCAAAGCGCAGCCGCTTCAATCCGAGCGTTGGCATTGTCGCCAAGCTTTGCAACCTCTGCGTCTAAGTTTGGCTGCTCTGGCATCATGCGAGCAAGACCTTCGTCAAACTCCTCTTGAGAAAACCCATTCTCCCAAGCAAAGTTTGCCCACCACTCTACGTTTGGATCATCTGCAAGCTCGTCTGCACCTTCTGGAATTGTATACTGACCAGGGCTTTCAGGGCGATTGGCAAAAGCTTCTTTCTCAATCTCACCCATAATAGACTCACGAAGCTCTTCTTGCCCTTTACCTAGTTTACTTTCCAAGGAAGAATAAGATGTAACCAGATCTTCTGGTGTCTTAAACTTTTCAGGCAACCACTCAGGGCGGCTATCTGCTACCTCAGTTGTTACGGCTTCAGGTGCTTCAGCTTCCGCTTCTACATTATCTGTTGCTTCACTCATTTACTTTCTACCTTCTCTGCGTGTTTAATGCGCCTTTCAATAAGCGCGATTACAAAGCGTTGGCCTTCTAAATGTCGCAGCTCGCCATCGCTAATGCCCCCGCCAGCTACCGCATCCAATGTAATGGAGCGGAGATAGCGGAGAACTTCCTTCCCTGCTGGAGAACCAAACAGAGACTTAATATCTGATGAAATCTTTTCGTCCTCTTTTTGTGGGCGAGGATACCCATCTACTCCAATGTGTGACATCTACACTCCAGTATCACCTTGTGCCATCATTTGCTGCATCTGCGCCATTTGCTGCATCTGCTGCTGGATAGCCTCCCTGTCTGCCTCATCCCGAATAAGGTTGTCAGGAACGCCAAACTTCTTAGCAAGATAGATTGCTGTTTCTTCTGAGTCAACAAGAAGATTTACCATCTCAGGCCCAAAGTTTGCGCCGACCAACTCCAAGAAACGAGCTACAGTTGTGATGTCCTGATTAGACTGAGCCTGTGCTAATGGCGACACGCTGCGAACTTTTACTTCACGACCATTAACTGTAGGGAGATCAATGCGTCCTTGCTTGCGCAGAATATATACTACGCGCTGCAAGATGGGCTGAACCATCTCTGCTTGCAAGCGACCAAAGGCAGAACCGATACGGCGAGACAAGTCAGCCATACGCTCCGCAATCTCTGTGGCAGTAGCTGGTGTGCGGTTGGGATCACCCAGCATATCATTATACAAAGCGCGTTTAATGTTTAAGCGCATATCATTTAGAACAAGGTTAGCAACATCAAAGCTGCCAGCAGCAGCAACAGGCTGCAAGCCGTTTGATCCAGGGGCTTTAGGAATGACTGTGCCAGGCACAAGGTTAATTGTATCTACGTTTACAATACCATCGTCATCCATCTGATAGATACCTGAGATAGCCATCTGTGCATTTTCAAGAACAAGCTGGATAGTTAAGTTGGTTGTTTTGATTGCAGACAGTGCGTTAACCAAAGGCCCCCGTCCATAAACTTCACCAGAAGCTTTAGACCAACGGAAACACACAAACGGATTACTGCCAACACCTTCGAAAATATCTTGAAAGATTAGCTCGCCGTGAGTCTTGTCAATAGCATAGTAACCATAGCGTTCTACGTTTGGCTTGTCATAAAGACGACAGACAACTTCAAGAACCTTGCACTTGTCCTCGGCCTTCTTAACCATCATCTCTTCCAGCTTTGGAGACAGTTTAGCTTTAGGATAAACTATCTTCATATCTGAATGACGGATTTCTCTTTCCCGATACACATGGTCAATGCGGTCATCGGGGCCATTCTCTAGCACTACCTTAGGTAAAGGAATTGCGCTAAACCGCAGAGGGTTTACCGAGTCACCTTCTTCCACCAATAAGCAACCTGTGCCGACAGCCAAGTCCATAAACGACTCGTGTACTTCTTGAGCAAAGTTACTGTTTGCAAGGACTTCAAATATATATTCTGTAACTGAATCCAGACGATTGTTAATTTCGTCCTGTTCTTCAGGAGGAACTTCGCTACCAGCCACAAGGTCAGACCAGCGCGCAAAGTTAGGAACCAAGCCAGATTGAAGGCGAGATGCAAACTCTTGAACACCAACCACAGCAGTTTCATCAAAGATTCGATCATCACGGCGTTGACCTGGCGCATT